AATTACTAACCAATACGCATAAAATCCACTGGGACCACCACCAGCACCAACGATACCATATTTACCGAAGTTTGAAAATACTGTCATTTACCTTTTCCTTGTATCATTTTCTGTAAATCCGCAGTAGATCCTACAAATAAAGCATTAGTTACATTTTGAGTATTTTTCTCTTGTGTCAATTCCTTTTTCTTTTTAGCTAGTTCTAATAAATCTTTATTAGTATCTGTTAAAGTTTTCATCAAATTAGTGGCCACTTCAAAAGCCCTAGGTGATTCACTTTGTCTTGCAATATCCATTACTGTATTTAAATCACCCATACCAGAATCGATTAAATCTCTTAGATTTTTTCTAGCATAATCATAATCATCTTCTACTTCATTATTAGTAGAAGGTGCTATTACTTCTTGAACTGGAGGATCTATATTTAATATTTCACTAAATTTATCATTGAAGGTCATGGCTTCTCATCACCACCTGTTACTGGGTTGTATATTAAACCATCTGTATAGAAGAATGTATTAGAAGCAAATCCGTAATCATCATCTACATCAATTAGACTTCTATCTACAGAAGCGGCACTATTTGAAGTAGGTGAACCATTAGCTAATAATCCAGGAACTATGACTACACGACTACTTCTAGGTGTATCGAGAGCAGTATTTGCATGGAAATCAATTTGTGTTCTAGTGATAGTACCAGTATTTGTAACTGGGCCGTATAGATAACCCTTCATAGTAAAGTTTAGATTCCATATAATAGTACGTCTAGTTTGATAATCGCCTTCATACACATCTTCAAAATCCACACTAGTCAATACTGTGGGTATGTCCATACTTATCTTCATAGATGGAATTAAGTTAACAGTTGTATTCCAATCTGGCATAAAATAAGGTAAAATTTGTTCTAGTATCTGTGTACCATCATCTGCATTTCTTACAAATATAGATAATATAAATTGTAGATCATAAGGTACAGGTGTATATTGTGTTCTAAGAGTACTCTTATCAGAAGTTAAAATATAAGAATTCTTTTGAGTAGAATTAAGTTTTCTAACAGGGTCATAATTCATACCGCTCAATTCGAAACCTATTCTAGGTAAAGAGATAGCAACGGCTCTATCTAAGTTAGGGTCGGTATCTAATCTAACTAAGAATTTTTGTTTAGGACCATATGCGATAGGCACTGCTATAGTTTGAACTCTAACACCGGAGTTATTTGTTCTTTGTACTTGAAGGTCTTTAAACATAGAGCCGAAGACGGTAACATATCTTCTAATTAGACCATTTGAAAAATATTCAAACATTAGATTACCACTTCTTACATGACCAATAACGGGCCATAGTACGAGGACCTGGATCATCACAATTATGTCTAGCTCTAAAACTTTTTCTTCTAGCAGGAATATGTTTCTTGATAGTCATATTAGGATCGCCAAAATTTACTTTAACTACATTGCCTTTATTATTTTTTACAAACACTTTAAACTTTTTTACGTCACCTTTCGTAGGTTTACCCAACTTCACTTCTCTGCCTTGATATTCAGCCTCTTCTAAATTATTTTCATCATAACTAATTTCGCCATATTGAATATAGAAATCGTCGCCTTGATATGTTTCTTCATTTCTATCTCTAATATCTTTAAACTTACTCATTAGAATCTACCTTCTGACCATGGGTCTCGTTCAGAGAAATCTATAATATCATCGGACAATATTTCTGAACGGAATAACGAGTTATTAGCTTGAGCATCCATAGTATTCATCGTATACTCTTGAATAATAGAATCGCCATCTTCACCGAGAATAATACCAGATCCATAACCACCACCAGCTTCTAATGTGAACTGGAATAGAGTACTATCTAGTGATAATGCATCTTCAATACTATCAATTTCTGTTAGGCCAGTATCTAGTTTTTCAGAACTATATTCGAACAATTCACATCTAATATCATATGTTTGCAATCTTCCTGTTTGATAAAAGATGGCTTCATGTTCTACATTTTTAATTTCAAATATCTTAGAAACCATAGGGAAGTAAATTAAATCACCTTCGTTTGGTCTATTAGAAGTAATAGAATATCCATTAGCAGTACCAACTTCTAGTACAATGGATTCAGTTTCATTATTACCTGATAGATATTGTCTTGAAGGTGCGGCTGTATTAGCCTCTTCCGTAAGATAATTATATCCTACTTCAGTTAATAATTTTTCGGTGCGTATTTGATCAAATCTTTTACGAGCCATTGTAAATGTAATTTCATCTCGAATTTGTAACCCGAAACGTGAAAGCAAATCTCCTTCACCTTCAAATCCTTCTACATTCTTAACATACATCTCTACATCCGCAGCATCATTAAATGTAGATAAAGAATCTTCAGTAAACAAATTATCTCTAGATACTACAGTTCTAGGAATATATTTTACATCATGGCCATATACTTTAATAGATTCAATAGTAAGATCTTCTACTAAATCTTGTTCTCTTGCATATGAAAAGTTACTAAAATACTTATTAGTTGCCATAATATTAACCTGTCATATCATGTACGAGCGGGCTAAAGCTAGTAATCATAGCTTCTTCAAGTCTAATAATTTCATCTGTAGCTTCTTGAAGGATACGAGGACCATCTAATGTAATACCACCTGGCAATTGAATACCAGCAAATTTACTTAAATTCAAGCCCCACTGTCTTTTAAATAATGCTGTGGAATAACGAAGTAACCATCTATCATTCCATACATCACTATAAGTATCGCCATCAATAGTACGATAACAATCAATAATAATGTAATCATCTACAGCTACATCGTTAGCCCAATCCATATCAACATATAATTTATCAGTATGTCTATTAAAACGAATTGGTTTCTTACCGACAAAGATTTCTTCTAATGTTTCTATATGTCTCATAGCATTGATATAGGGAGCAGCCGTGGCCGATGAGAAATCGAATAAATCATTTAAGTGAATTTGATATCTTACATTGAAGAGATTAGATGAACTATTAGAATTACCTATATTGAATAATCTAGTGATACCTTGAACATTTTCATTGATAGAAATATATTCATTCGTTTTATCTGAACTAGTGATTTGGTGTTTTAAATAAACGTGTTCAGTACCATCGTAATGATAATCACGAAAGTATTGTAAGGCTTCGTCAATACGATCTTCCAGTTGTTCATCATCTACGTTAATATCAATAACTGGCGAGCCTAGACTACGAAGGCAATACTGCTTATGTTGTTCTCTAGTAGTAGGTGTTGCCATAGAATCCTCGAAATATAATGTTCTCTGTTATTTATAATCAAGAACTATCTAATAATTATTGCCATTTAGGTCCTCTAAACCACACCACTAAACTTTTTCGTGTACCTTTAGTCACAGGCTTCACTCTATGATAAGTAAATGAAGGAAAAAACATTGCAGAACCTTTTTCTTTAAAATGAGGTAAAGGAAGAGGTTTAACATTGAAGAACCCATCTTCTTTCAAATCTTTTTCTTTATCTTCAGATTCTGTATTATCTCCCACCATTAATTCAAACTCACCTCCTTCATATTCTCTAGGATCTGTTAATTGAATACTACAACTAATTTTACGAATAGTACCACTTAAAATATTATTTTCACCTCTATCTTGTAAATCATCTCCGACAATAGTATCAGTATGCCAATGATAGTGGTTCTCATCTCCATAATAAATTGTATATTGAACTGGTTCAATAGCTGTAATATTATAGTTCCAACCAGATTGTTGATTTACTTCATTCATTGGTCCTCTTAACATAGAATACAATTCTTCATTATTATTCCATGTTACTTTATTTTTTCTCATCATGTGCTGTGCATCTTCAGGTTTTGTAGCACCAGAAGTTAATGCTTCTTCTTCTTCTTTTCTTTCACAAATCTCACGGATACGCATAATTTGTTCTGGCCAGAATAACGATTCGAAATACCAATACCAATTTGGTTCGAATGTAGTCGTAATAATTTGTCCTTGATGTCCTACATTATCAGTCATATTTTTTTCACTTTCATTGATTTTTTACTTGACATAGGGGTTGACAAGTGCTACTATACTTATGTCGACCGTTAATGAATACTAAAATAATGTATTATCTTTTTCTTCTACTTCTTCTTTGATCACATCAAATCTAATACCATTATTATCAGTTTCGTAAGCTAAAGTCTTATATACTTCACTTGTACCAATTGGTTCAATGAATAATTTATCTTTACGATCATAAGCAAACGCAGCGCATGGGCCAGCACGATCTACATAATGAAGAAATAATTGACATTGCCAATCAGTAGTTTCTGGTGTAACTAATTCATCTCGCCAATGAGGAACTTCACAACCTCTATAAATCATAGCTGAAAGAGGTGGTACAGATACAGGCATTCTAACAGTTAAATCTTTTGGATTAGCATACCAGATTGGCCAATCAAAATCATTACTTTGTCCTAGATTAATTGTTACACTAATCTCGCAAGAAGGTCTGTCTTGGTGTTGATGGAGCACTTCTCCTGGACCATATACTCTCATATAAGTATAAGTGGGAAGAAGTTTTAATCCGGTGAGTGCTTCCATCTTAGGAAGACAATCAACCATAACAAATTCACATTTAGGCTGACCATACCATGCTTTTGAGTTTACAGGGCATTGAGAATCATTTAGTTTATTTTCTGAATCAGCTTTAGCTAAAGTTACATATTGATCTGAAATATGTTTTGCTACATCTTCATCTACAAAATTATCTACGGCTAGATACTTCTTCTTTTGAAAGTAGTATACGCCAGCA